GTCTACTACTGCTGCTGGTAAGAACTATGTAGCTCGTGGTACTTGGGAAAATGTCCAAGAGGATATCACTTCTACTCGGAATGCTACGTTTGAAACTTCACAAATAACAGATGAACAAACTACTTCAAGAACTGTAAGTGGTGGATGGGTTACTACTGGTGAAAGAGTAGAGTGGAGTAGGACTCAAAGAGGAGATCCTCTTGCTCAAACCTTTACAGTTGATGATGAAACTGGAATATTTGTAACGAAGTGTGATATCTTCTTTAGAACAAAAGATGATATGGATATTCCTGTCAACTTCTCTCTTAGAACAGTGAAGAATGGAGTTCCCACCAAACAAATTATTCCTCTATCAGAAGTGGATTTAGATCCAAATAGTGTAAATGTTTCCAGTAACGGTGCAGTTGCTACTACATTTGAATTGAAGGGTCCTGTTTATCTTGAACCAGGTATTGAATATGCTATGGTGTTAATGTCCAGTTCTGCGAAGTATAGTGTTTATATTTCTAGAGTTGGTGAAACTGATCTTGTAACTGAAAGTTATGTTGGTCAGCAACCTACTTTAGGTTCACTATTCAAATCACAGAATGCTTCTACATGGGATCCAAGTCAATGGGAAGATCTTAAGTTTACTTTTTATAGAGCGGACTTTATTGAAAATGGAACTCTTGAATTCTATAATCCAGAATTAACTAAAGGAAATGATCAAATTGCTCAGTTGCAATCTAATCCATTAGTTTTAACTTCCAAGACAGTACGAGTGGGATTAGGAACTACTCTTGCCGATTCGGGATATGAATTAGGAAATACTTTCTATCAACTTAATACTAATGCAACCGGTCATTTGACTGGGGTAGCAGGAACTGCCGTTGGAACTTTAAATATTACTAATGCTGGTATTGGATATACCCCTTTATCTGGCAATTATCAATTTACAGGTGTAGTATTAGATACTATTACTGGAAATGGTAGAGGAGCAACTGCTAATATTGATTTTACAGACGGTGTAGCAATAGCTGCTACTATTAGTGGAGTGGGTACTGGATATCAAGTAGGAGATGTGCTTGGGGTTACAACTGTAGGTCTTACTTCTTTAGGAAGAAATGCTAGATTCTCTGTTTCTGGTATTGGTAATACTAATGAATTAATTCTTACGAATGTTCAAGGTGACTTTACTGTAGGAACTGCTAATACAATGATGTATTATACTAGTGCTGGTGTTTCTACCGTATTAAATTATGGAGTCCCTGCAGGAATAGGTGGCGATGTTAAGGTATCCGCCGTTAATACTGATACTGATGGTTTGCATATTAAAGTGAATCATAGAAACCATGGCATGTACTTTGGTAAGAATAAGGTTACTCTTTCTTCCATAGAATCTGATGTTAAACCTACTAAGTTAAGTGTTGCATATAATGTTGGTGATGTAGGGGGAATCCAAGTAGCTACTGCGACTACATTTAGCACTTATGAAAATGTGGCAGTCGGATCTACTAACTATGGTTATCTTCAAATAGGAGATGAAATTTGTTCCTATTCTTCGGTAAGTGGAAGCACTATTGGTATTACTACGCGGGGTATTGATAGTACGATCAAGAAGTCCTATCCAGTTGGAACTCCGGTTTATAAGTATGAACTTGGGGGAATTGGATTAAGAAGAATTAATAGAACCCATAGTCTTTTGGATACGAGTGTTTCTAATCCTATTACCTTTGATTCTTATAACATTAAGATAGATACTTCTGCTACCACTGGTACTGGAAGAAGTACTGATATTGGATTCCCACAATTACATTTGGACGATACACAGTCTGCTGGTGGGGATGTTGTGAGGGCTACTCAGAATATCCCATTTGAAATTATTACTCCTATGATAAGGAATTTAACTCCCCCTAAAACAGGAGTAACGGCCGAAGTAAAAACTACTACTTCGACGAGTTTAAGTGGAAATGAAATACCTTGGATAGAACATGATTTTGAGTCTATTGTAATTAATGAAACTAATTATTTGGATACACCTAGACTTATAGGTTCTAAAGTTAATGAAGATCAGTATCTATCTAATGTAAAAGGAAGTAAGTCTTTAAATATGAGACTCTTCTTAAATACAACTGATACTCGTGTAAGTCCACTAATTGATGGTGAAGCATCTAATATTATTCTAACTTCTAATAGGGTTAATAGTATTATCACCAATTATGCTACTGATAATAGAGTGAATACTATTACATCTGATCCTACATCATGTCAGTATATTTCTAAGGAAATGATCTTAGAAAATTCAGGAACATCCTTAAAACTATTAGTTGCGGCTCATATACATCTGGATTCAGATATCAGAGCATTCTACGCAGTCAATGGTAAGGAGGGACAAGAACCTATCTTTATACCATTCCCTGGATATACTAATCTCAATTCTAGAGGTCAAGTTATTCTTGCTGAGAATAATAATGGCGAATCTGATAAATTTATTCCTAAGACAAATTCTTATGGATTTGGTGATGATGTAGAGTTTAAAGAGTATGTGTTTACCGCTGACAATCTACCTTCATTTAGAAGTTATAGAATTAAAGTTCTGATGACATCTACTACGCAGGTTTTTGTTCCTAGGGTGAAAGATCTTAGAGTCATCGCCTTAGCATAATGAAAATAGAATATCATGGAGTTAAAGGACATTCGGATTTGTTGAGAGATCCTAATACTAATTCTATAGTTAACTCCAATAATAGTGATTATGAAAAATACGTTGCTAGACGTAATGCTCAAGTTATGGAATCTCAAAAAACAGAAAATATTGAAGAAGATCTTGCCAATTTAAAAAGCGAAATGAATGAAATCAAATCTTTACTCCAGGAGTTAGTTTCAAATGTCCACTAAAACTTTAACATTTGATCCAGATGCTGGAGTACCTGTAGGTGTTGATTTAACCATAAATACAGGTTCAACTTTTGTTGCTAATTTTGTTGTAAATAACACTTCTAACAGTTCTTATAATTTAACTGATTGGAGTGGTTCTTCTCAAATGATAAGAAGTGTGGGGATTGGGGCAACAACTGTTGCTGCTGGTACATTTAGTGTGGGATTTACTAGTGCATATGATGGAAAATTTAAGATTTCCATGGATGCGTCTACTACTCGTACTTTAACAGAAGGGAGATATGTTTATAATATTTTAATGACAGGTAGTTCAGAAACTATAACACTTTTTGATACGGCAATTGCAGCTGGATCTACTGCTGGTATTGGTACTACTGTATTTACCGTAAATAAGAGAACAGATACTGCAAGTGGATATACCGTTGCTATTGGGGATTCTTTTACAGTAGGCGCGGCTCTTACTACTGTTGCTATTGTTGGCGTAGGTACGACTGTTAATGAAATTACCATAGGAACTGCTCATACTTCCCCATTAGAAATAGTACCAGGAACAGGAGTTACGTTTACCAGAACAGGATCTGCCACTACAATTTATAGTATGGTTAATGGTAATATCATGGTAATTGCGGGTGTATCTTCTGCACCATAAATATCTAAAAGAATAGTTGTGTAAATGGCTAAACCAGGCACTAGACAGGAATTTATAGATTATTGCAAGAGACAGCTTGGTGCTCCTGTGCTGGAAATTAATATTGCGGATGAGCAAGTATCTGATATAGTTGATGATGCAGTTCAGTTTTTCCACGAAAGACATTTCGATGGAGTTGCGCAGGTATATTTAAAGTATAAGGTTACTCAAGATGACAAAGATAGGGGAAAAGGTCCTGGGGAGGATGGGGTTTCTGGGATAACAACTACCAGTGCTACTGCTACTATCGGTCAAGCATCTGTGCAATTTGATTATGAAGAGAATAGTAATTACTTAGAAATTCCTCCTGCTGTTATTGGAGTAACAAAACTTTTCCGTTTTGATGGTAGTAATACTGCAACTAATAATATGTTCAGTTTGAAGTATCAGTTATTTTTAAATGATATTGCTTTTAATTGGGGTACTACAGAATTACTATCCTATGCGATGACTCGAACTTATTTGTCGGATATAGATTTTCTACTCAATACCGAAAAACAAATAAGATTTAATCAACGTCAAGATAGATTATACATTGATATTGATTGGGATGAAATAAATGTGGGGGACTATTTTGTTATTGATTGTTGGAGGGCATTAGATCCTGCCGATTATACTAGGGTTTGGAATGATTCATTCTTAAAACCATATACTGTTGCCTTAATGAAAAGACAATGGGGACAAAATTTAATTAAATTCCAAGGAGTTAAATTACCGGGAGGAGTAGAGTTAAACGGACGGCAAATGTATGATGATGCAGAAAAAGAACTTGAAAGGATTCGAGAACGTATGTCCGAAACTTATGAACTACCTCCACTTGATATGATAGGTTAAGACGATGGCACTTAATCCATATTTTCAAAACGGTGCTAGAAATGAACAAAGTCTAGTTCAGGACCTTATCAACGAACAGTTGAGGATGTATGGGGTTGAAGTGCACTATATGCCTCGTAAATATTTGACTGAAAAGTCAGTTATAAGAGAAGTTGTTCAATCTAAATTTGATGATGCATATCCTCTAGAAGCATATGTAGATACCTATGATGGATATGCAGATAATTCTGTTATCATGTCCAAGTTTGGTATTCAACAAACTAATGAAATAACTTTAACTATTTCCAAAGAAAGGTGGGAGACATATATTGAACCTTTAATGGCAAATGAGGAAAATGTTAAACTAGTCACCAGACCAAAAGCAGGTGATCTAATCTATTTTCCCTTAGGTGATCGTTTATTTGAGATTAAGTTTGTAGAACATGAGAAACCATTTTATCAATTAAGAAAAACTTACATTTATGAATTAAGATGTGAACTCTTCCGTTACGAAGATGAAGTTATCGATACTGGTATTGAAGAGATTGATGATACATTAATTGGTGATGAATATTCTGGGGAGACGGAAGATGGAGTTTCTACCATCACTGGACCTACACAAACCCTTACTATGGTGGGTACGGGGGTTAGTGTAACGGCGGTAACAGGTCTTGTAGATGGTGGTATTCAATTTATTACTATAGGTAATAGAGGTGGTGGATATACCGATGTTCCGCGAGTTGCTATATCATCTGCTCCTACAGCAGGAATAACAGGTATTGCGAGTGTAAGAATGCTTGGTGGAATTGTTGCATGTACCGACAATGTTAATCCTGGTGCAAAGTCTGTTCAGAATGCTGATCTGAATAATGCAGGTGCGGGATATACCGTTGCGCCAGTTATTAGATTTGTTAGCAATACAGGAGCAGGTGCTACTGGTATTTCTTCTATATCAGATGGAGGTATTGGTATTATAACCATGACTTCTGCTGGTGGATTAATTGGTGGTGGTGGATTTACTACTTCACCTCAAATAACCTTTAGTAGTGAAATATTCCAGTCAGGTGTTACTACTGCTGGTGCTGCTGCTACTGCTGTTGTAAGTACTGCAGGAACTATAACTGCTATTAGAATAACCAATGCTGGTGCTGGATATAGTATTGCGCCAACTGTTACTATCGCTGATCCTGACTTTGGTTCCAGTGGTAACTTTATCTTTAATGAGATTGTAACAGGGTCTGCTTCTACTACTACTGCAAGAGTAAGAACATGGAATGATGATACTAATATTCTTGAAGTAGCGACTGTGGGGGGTGCTGGATTCCGAGTTGGTGAAACCATTACTGGATCTAAATCGGGTGCTACTCAAGTAATTAGGATAATTGATTTAGATCCTGATACTGATGAATATGCCGATAACTTTAATATAGAAACTGCAGCAGATGAAATCTTAGACTTCACTGAGCAGAACCCCTTTGGTGTGCCATAAATATAATATAAGAGGTATCTAAAAATGTTTGAGTATTTTTATAACGAAATTTTGAGGAGAACCATTATCTCTTTTGGTACTCTCTTTAATGGAATTACTGTCAAGACCACAAATAGTGATGATGATGTTGTTAACGCAACAAAAGTTCCTTTGGCGTATGGTCCAACACAGAAGTTTTTAGCACGTTTATTACAACAACCAGATTTAAATAAGCCAACGGCAATGACATTGCCACGGATGTCTTTTGAATTTACTGGTCTGACATATGATCCTGCCCGGAAAGTTACAACTACTCAAAAATTTCTAGTAAAGGATCCTGTTACTAATAAAAATACAAGTAAGGCATTTATGCCTGTTCCCTATAATATGCAATTTGAACTTGCTATTATGTGTAAACTTAATGATGATGCATTACAAATTGTAGAACAGATATTACCTTATTTCCAACCTGCTTATACTGTAACCGTAAATCTTGTTGGTAGCATTAATGAAAAGCGGGACATCCCAGTTATACTTGAAAATATTACGATGCAGGATGATTATGAGGGAGACTTTAGTGAAAGAAGAGTTCTTCTTTATACATTAAGATTTAGTGCCAAAACATATATGTTTGGTCCTGTCAAGTCTGCTACTGACGATATTATTAGATCTGTTAAGGTCAATTATGTTACTGGTACTGACACCAGCAACACTACAAGAGATCTTACTTACTCTGTTCTTCCAAGAGCAATTCAGGCATATGAAGGAGATGTTACTACTTTGGTAGCAGCCGATATGACTGATACTCAACTTACTATGGAAGTCGATGCTATTGGAAGTCTGAAGGCATTAGATTATCTTGACCTCGAAGGGGAAGAAGTACAAATCGAGCAGGTGGATGGAAATAATTTGGTTATTAAGAGAGGAATGGATAATACTACTGCCACTGTTCATGTTAAGGGATCTCCCGTTAAATATATTGATCAGGCAGTAGAAAGAGCGTATATTGCCGAGGGTGATGACTTTGGATTTGATGGAACGATTTCATGAGTATGAGTAAAGAATATAATAAGTTAGATAAAACCTTTAACATTACTCCTGAAGTAGTGGAAGAGGAATCTACTGTAGTTGAAAGACAAAAACCTGATAGACTTACTAAAGATGATATTGAAAAAGATTATGACTATACACGGGGTAATCTTTATAGTATAATTGAGAAAGGACAAGAAGCAATTAATGGTATTCTTGAAATTGCTCAAGAAAGTGAAATGCCTAGAGCATATGAAGTTGCTGGACAATTAATTAAAAGTGTTTCGGATGCTACTGATAAATTATTAGATCTGCAGAAAAAAGTTAAAGAGGTTAATGAAGAGGAAAGATCCAAAGGTCCTAATAACGTAACCAATGCATTATTCGTCGGATCTACAGCAGACTTGGCAAAATTAATCAAACAACAAAATCCTAAATCTGACTGATTTTTTTTGAAATAAATATAACTATGGATAACGAATATCAAAGTGCCACTTAAGAAGCCATCAGAATTCTACGTTAAGAATCCTAATAGTTCTCTAGATGAGATTAGGGAAAATGCTACTCCAGAAAAAGTAGAGACAATTTCGGAAGCTTTTAATTCTTTTAAGACTAACTTTGATCATATTCAAGCAATAACTGATTTTACTAATACTTTTGATACTTTTAAAAATAATGTAGAGAAGGTAGATACTCTATCCGAAAGCGTAGAAGAAATTAGAGAAGGGATTGAAGATCTTATTAGTAAGGAAGATCTGAATGATGCAATGACTGCACAACTTCTCTTTGTAGAGGAGTCTATAAGAAATGTTCAGGATAAAGTAAAGACTTTAAACTCTAAAAGCGTTTTAGGTATAAAAGAAGAATTTGGTACATTATCCGGCATAGTAAAAGAATTTATAGGAGAGGAAGTACCTTCATATAAGAAATTAATAGTTGAATCTGAAACAAGAGTTGATAATAGATTTGGAACCTTTAAAGAGGATGTAAAAGATTCGATTGGAAGTATAGTAACCACTCTTAATGATGACCTTGCTCAGATTGGTTCCGAAATTGAAGCAATTAATGAAGAGAATCTTTCTTCTGTAAAGAAAGAAGTTACTGGAATTAGAGGACAGGTTGAATCTCTTTTAGAAAAGGTATTACCCAAATATAAGAAGTTTTTTGCTGAGACTGAGGTAAGAACAGAAGAAAAGATTTCTGCCAATGAAAAATTAGTTCAAGAGACTGCCAAGGGGATAGAGGAAAAATATGAGGATCAAATTAAAGGCATTACCGAAGATTTTGATGAATTTATTAATCAGGAAATTCCTAAGTATAAAAAACTTTTAGTAGATTCTAAATTAAAAACTGAAGAAGAAGTTAAAGAGATATCTAAAAATTTAGATGAGCAAGTTTCTCAAATTAATAAGAATGTTGTTAATTTACAGCAACGAGTTAATAATAAAGACATTGAGATTGATGAGGTTCTTTTAGAGAAAACTGCTACTATTGAAAAATTAATTAATAAATCAAAAGATTTATCCAGAACATATGATGATCTTTCTAGGGATTTTAAAGTAAAGGAAGTTCAATATGAAAGTTCTCTGGCCAATTTTGAAACTAAGATTAATACAATGGAGGAAACTCTATCTGATAATATTTGTGAGTTGCAAGAGAATTTAGATACGAGTACTTCAAAATATTATAATGAAATGAAGGACTCAGTAGTTCCTGCTGTGGTTAATTTTGAAAAAAATCTTTCTGGTCAACTCAGAGAGATGAGAGTAGATTTTGCTGTAAATGAAAAACATGTTGATAATTTGCAGAGTGAGTTTAAGAGTCTTCTTGAAACATTACGAGTTGATGAGTTAATAAAAGAAGTTACTGATACTAATGATAAAAATTTATCTGAAGTCAAAACTAAATTAGAAGAAAGAGTTAATCGTTTAGAGCAATTAATTACTCTATATGAAGAAAAGGTTTCACCAACTGTTAAGGTAGGATCGACTGTAATAAATGAAGGTCTTTTAAACATTCCTCCTAATGTAGATAATTCCGACCCCTTAACTCCTTTAGATCAGAAATACGCAACTGTTGAAGATCTACAAGAACATTACAGACTATTCATTAATAGGGTGCAGCAACAACTATCAACCTTTGGTGGAGGTGGTGCTAGGATCATGTCCGATTTGGAGGATGTTGATTATGCTGGTACAGGCATTTCTACTGATGGATGGGTTTTAGCATGGGATAGTGATATCAATATGTGGGCTCCTGCTGCAGGAGGATCAGCAGGTGCTGGTGGAACATGGGGATCATCAGCTGCTGGTGTCAGTACCTCAAAAAATGTTGGGGTTGCAACCACTGCAAGAGCAAACTATTCTTTATATGTTGGAGAATCTCAAGAAAGTGGAGTAACGACAAGTGTTGTTGCTTATTTTGATGGAGATATTTCTGTTGCTGGAACTATCTTTAAGGAGAATGTAGTAAATATAGATTCCCTTGGTATTGTTACTGCTAGAAGTGGAGTTGATGTAGGATATGATTATGATGGTGGACCAGGGATAGGTATTACTCTTCAACCAGCAGGTAATGCTGTCTTTGCGGGGGTAGTTACTGCTTCTACAATGTTCTATCCTCCAGTAATGACATCTACTGTAAGAGATGCCGCTACTGTTACGGTAGGTGCTCTTATCTTCAATACTACTACAGCACAATTGGAAATTTATAATGGCACAGCTTGGGTGGGTGTTGGTGGTCTTAATAACCTCACTATCACTAACTTGTAAAATGAAAACACTTCCTAAATATTAAAAAAGGTGTTGCCAATTCCAATGGAACAGTGTAAGCAAGGATATATCTGGGACGCTCTGCAAAATAAATGTGTAAGGGTTACTGGTAGATATTCGGGCACTTGGTGGGGTGTATATCATGATCGTGAAAATGGAAAGAAAAAGAATGGAAAAAATGGTAATGGCAA